GTTCCCGAGGTCATACGCTTGCGTTTTTGACCCAAGTAAGCCCCACTCTTCTTGTGCATAGATAAGGATTCATCAAAGTTTAGCTGAGATTTATTGCACTCAGCGCGGTATTCCTTAGCAACCACATACAGAAGCTTTGTATCAGGCTCGTAGCGTGCAGTCAATGCACCCCTTGGTTCTCTAATCGGACCAGTCTCCAAGCCCGTTTTGTGGTCTTTCTTGCCGTTAATAACTAGCACCTCATGGAACTTGCGTTGGATAAAGCCGCTTAAGAAGTCGCTATTCTCAGATACCATCTGCTTGTTCTGCGCCCTAGACTCTTTAATATGCTTGACGATATAAGCCATTACAGGTTTGTGGTCAATATCATGTAAGCCTAGGTTCTTAGCAATAATTCCACCAGTAATGGAGATTGCCGCCATAGCTGACCAGTAGCGTTCTTGTGAAGTAATCCCCGCCGCAGCCTCAATCTTAATTTGAATGTCGTTTAGGAACTTAATAACTTCCGGCAGATGCCCAACCACATACTGCATGAATGGAAATATAGCGTGTCCGTAGTTAGTATGTAATCTTCCAAAGTGTTGCCTTGCCCATAATGGATCATCGTTAGCGTCATTAAAGATATGCAACTCCATCATACGCATTAGTTCGCCTTCGGGAAAAGCCTTAATAGAAAGCAAGTCATCCCGCAAAGACCTATTCGATGTAGTGATTAGCCCCGTTGCCCACTTGGTATGGTTTAGGCGTTCTGCATTGTTCTGTGACTGCATACGGTTCTTAGCACGACCCTCAGTAATATCGTAAGCCAAGTTAGACTTCTGTTGTGGATCCATGTTTGTCATCTCATCAAATAAGATGGGGATGTTTTGAAATGTACCGATGCGTTGTAGCTTTTGATTATATGTATCCTTAACCCGCATAAAGCTATCTTCGGGGTGTCCATAAATACTACCAATCGTGTGCAGTACTGTAGTCTTTCCTGAGCCTGAGCCTTGTGATTTAAGACTGAGTAAATAGCCTTTTAAGTTGGTGAACTTAAGTAGCGTGTTGCCAAAACCCATAAAGAACGCAAAAGCCTTGGCTTCCATATGCTCTCTAGCATACGCATTGATGACGTCTTTCCAAACGTGGAAGTCACCCTTCTCTCTAAACATCGGTACAAGCTCAATAGTTGAAGCTGTTGGTGGGCTGTACTTAACTACATCTGCCGTAATTTCTTTGTCTCCAAGAATGAATCCCGAATCGTCAGGTAGCCAGCCAAACTGTTTACGTGCTAGTTCTGCTTCTGTTGTAGATTGCAATTCTTCTACCCATCTTGTTATATATGCCATAAGTATCTTCTGTTTAGTTGCCATAACTGCTACACCATGTTTGGCAATAGTGTCTCTAAATCTATCCGTTGCTAGTACATCAGTCAACGGCATGATAAATTCTTTAACCCCATCCTTTGGTAAATGCAAACGTAGTAAAACGCTTTCCCCTCTATCAGGGTCATTCATTCGCTTAACTGCATAGAAGTCATAAGGGTAAATCATTTGTACTTCTTCTAAACCGCTTTCTTCATCTTTAATTTTGGTATAGATACCACCAGCCGCACCCCTTGTATATGGGAATGGAAACTTAGGAATCTTATAAATCGTAGCTTCTTCGCCTTCTTCCTCGGCGGCAACCTCAACTGTATTGTCTTCTTCTTTAGCCTCGTTAAACTCTTTACCTAATTGAATAGGAGAAGTAATGTTATGTGGACAACCTTGGCAAGGTGTTGGATTTAACTTCTTAAATGTCGCACAGGTATAAGGACCTTTAGTCTCATTAGCCTTACGTTCAGTAGCAGACGCAGAATAATCAGGGTGTTTATTAGAGAGCGTATGAATGGCTTTATCCCTATCCACACATTGTTGGGCAATACTTAGTCCTCCCCTCCAAAGCGGCTCATCTATTGTCGCCTGATTCTCATAAATATGTAGTAATTGTGGACAACCTTCTCCTTGGGCGCTTTTAACCATGATGGTCTTAAAACGAGAGATATTGTTGCCCATTAATGCTAGGGTCATGGCATCCATCTGACGAGGAATAAACGGCTGACCAGCCATACCAGCAAAGATGTCTTGCTCGACGGTATTAAAAACATCTTGTAGGATAGAGATACTCACCTGAGGAGCTGAAAGTACCATTTCAACTTTAGCTGGATTCTCAACGTCTTTGTAGTTAAAAGTCCCCGGAATTCGTAGTATGCGTGCAGAGTCCGCAGTGACAGAAGGGTCAGCCTCAAACTTATGCTGAGCACATAGGGCTTTGAATTTCTCTGCTAAGGGTTTCCATTCCGTGCTTGGCAAAGCCGCTTCTAATACCCAGTATACGTGTATCCCACGACCTGAATTAACTACTGTAGGTTTAGGTAGCTTTGTGGCTTTAATAAATGTTTTAAGCGCAGTCATACCTTCTGCTTGGTCAGCATAGGGTTTACCCACACCACAATCAATGTCAACAAAGAAAGACTTTAAAGACTGTGCGTTCTTCGCAGTTCTGCCTTCTTTAGGATCGGTAAATGAAGCTAAAGCAAAATAAGCGTTATATTGTTCGTCAACTAATTTCTGTGCTAATACATTTACTTCCTCAATACTTCCCACAAACTTTTGTCTTGGGCTTCCATCTTCTTTTAATCCCACCACACAATACGACCCAGTATTGGGGAGCACTGTGGATAGAAAATTATTTATATCTAACATAGCCGCCTTTAGCCGTCAGTAAAAAGGATGGGCAGGGATATGACGGCGGTATATCCTTTTCGGTAGCTAACCTAGCCCTCCACACAACTAATCTAATTTATCAATAAGTTTTTGCATCTTTTCCTGATGCCTATCAGGAACATTACTTTTTCCACGAAACCAAGAGTAAACCGTTACTCGGGATACCTCAAAGAATTGCGCTATATCAGTTACAGGTATGTCCCGTTTGATGCACACTTTTCCTAGCTGTACCCCGATCTTGGATTTGTCCGAAGCTTTTACCTCATTTATAAAGCCACTCGCATATCCTGTCGACATTGATTACTCCTCATCATCCCAATCAGAAAGAACTTTAGCTAAATCCTTCTTAGGGGTAGGCTCTTCTTTCTTGGCAGTACGCTTGGTCGGCTCTAAAGCTTCAGCTTCTTTTTCAACCTTAAGTACTTCTTCGGGATCAGCAGATTTGGCTTTGGCTTTCGGTGCTTCCAATGCTGGTGCATCATCCTTAGCCTTAGAAACTGTCATAGTAATTGCCTTGATAGCTTCAGTGCTCTTACCTTGGTCAATAGCCGTTTGAATCTCATTTGATTCTAAGAAACGTACTGGCTTAAAAGTAATCTTAGGTGTAGAACTTGCAGTATCAAAACGCATCTCAGTTACAACTGCAGTAATAGGAACACCCTTAGCACCAATCATCTTGGCATACATTTGGAGAGGCCATTTACCAGCTTCACCTTCGCCAAAGATTGAAGTAGAAGGAAGAACTAATTGGAATACATCTCCACCAACATCGTTATCCAATACTACGGCAATACGTTGACTAAAGCGGCAAGCACGACCTTCACCTTGACCCGAACCTTTAATGTTCTGTGGGCAGTTTGCGCAACCTGTAGCCTGTGGTGCTTCAACAGATTTATCAGGATAGTCGCCGTTTGCAGACCAGCAATCAGGAGGTGCAGATACGCCCTTTTTGTATGTACCAGCATAGTAAGTACGAGCAACTTTTGAGGAAGCCGCAACAATAACTACATTAAGATTACGTTCTTCTTTCTGCGCAATCTCTTTGCCGTTTACTAACAAGCGCCATACACCGCCCTCGATAGAAATACGTTTACTACCACTACCACCACTACCCATCAGGGCTTTAGTAGTATCATCCAACTCCAACGACTGTAAGTGCGCTGGTAAACTCATGTCCAACATAGCAAGTTCTTTGCTCATCATCTTCTCCATTTTATTTACGACGTACAACAACTGTGTATTCAGCATCCGCTTGTAGCCCCGGCGGGTGCAGATCGGGGTTTTCTTCTAAAAATGTTTCCACATTAGCATTAGAAATTCTTTGGTGTAGAAAGTGCATGGCATCGTGTTCCTTCATAAATGTATAAAGGGATTCCCAATCACTTGTCCAGTACCGCTTATTTAGTTTTCTCGTAACCGTACCAAACTGTGTACGCAAACCATCTGTACCTACATCCTTACAAATAGTTAGTAATTCATTCTTAATGATAGCTTCTTGCTCTTCAAGTTCTCTAGCTTGCTTCTCAAGTGCATATCGTTGGTCACGAATTTTTACATATACTTTAACTAGCTTGTCAGCCGTTGCTTCATGTTCACTCATATACTCTCCTTCTATTTATAACTACCACTATACCTTTACTCTGTAAAGTTGTCAAGAGTCTTCTTCAATTATATTTTTGTATAGGTCAATCATCTTAGTGTGAATGTCTACCTTTCCCTGCAACATCTTGTACATCTTCTTTTCCACAGGGGACCCCTGTAAGTGAACTACCGTACATGGGTTGCGTTGCCCCGCCCTATGCACTCGTGCATTAGCTTGTAGATAAGTTTCTACTGAAGTAATAGGGGAAAACCATACCACTACATTGGCGGCAGTTAGGGTTACTCCGTGTGCGGCGGCTTGTGGTTGGATTACTAATACTTTGGGGTTTGTGTCGCCTTGGAATCTAGCAAAAATGTCTGTGCGATTTCCGGCTGATACTGAGCCATTTATAATTTCCGCAGTGTATCCTGACTTTCTCAATTCTTCCGTAACAATCTCAATAGCGTGGCGATAGGGAACAAATATTAACACCTTATGGCTAGCTTCGTCAATCACTTCTTTTAAGGCATTGATTCTATTAGAGGCATCAAACTCTACGACTTCTCCACTATCCGAATAGACTGCGCCACATGAAAGCTGGAGTAATTTGTTCAAGTTTGCGGCGGCATTGACTGTCGTTATTTCCTCACCAGCGGCTACAGCTAGCATATTCTTTCTAATGATTTCGTAGTACTTTTCCTGTTGCATCGTTAGTGGTACATCCCTAGTAACATAAGTCATTTCGGGTAGGTCTAGACACTCTTCTTTTGTAAAACGTATTGCGGGTTGTAATACTGTATGCACTGTCTTTTCTGAACTAGGTTTTGGAACCCATTTGAATTGAGTTAGTTTGTACATCACCATGTCTCGGAAAGAACCATAGAATCTTGGAACCCCTTGTGGGTTTATTAACCTTGCTAATCCGTATGCGTCTGTTGGGGATTGTGAAGCTGGTGTGCCTGTAAGCATCCACATCCAAGTGTGCGGTTTGATAAGAGAGTTTAGTATTTTCCAACGTGTTGTAGATACCGTTTTGTATGCGTTGGCTTCGTCTACAACAATGAGGTCAAAGTCATTAGCTTCTACGGCATCTCGGATAATTCCTAAGCCATCATAGTTACATATAACGAACTCGGCATCACTACATACAGCTTGGATTCTTTTTTCTCTCGAATAGCTGTGGGCTATTGCTGTTGTTCTGTGCATAGCAAATCTAAATAAATCGTTTTGCCAAGCCGACTGCATGATGGATAGTGGGCATAGTACTAAAACACGTTTGATAACACCCAAAGTCATTAGATAGTCTGCCGCCCAAATAACTGAACCTGTCTTTCCTGTGCCCTGTTCGTTAAAACAAAAGGCTCGGCGGTGCAGGGTCAGGAACTCAGAGGTCTTACGCTGGTGGTCAAACGGTCTATATAACCCAGGCCAATCATAGTTAGCCCTGATAGGGGAAGGTACATCCCGCAGTTTAAGATTCTTTAATACTTGGGCTTCTTCTAGCCCCCACCTTACTAGCACCTGACCATCATCTAAAAGTTTACTCTTTGGTATCACTGTAGTAATGCGGTTTGGGTCACGTACTCTAAGTAGCAACGCCTTGTTATCTATGATTTGCATATCCCACCAATTTTTTAAACGCTTTTTTACCATCCAAATACGCTTTGGTTCTTGATTCGTATTGGTACTCTTCTTCAAACTTATCTTGAATAGCTACACGATACGCATAACCATCTTTAAACTTAGCAATCTTAAACTCTCCCCCCATCAGCGTTATTAAAGCCTTAAATTCTTGCTTTTTCATTTTCTTCTCCAATAGGAATACGACCAAAACACTTGTTTTGATTTAAGGCAACCCCTTACGGGGGTCAATCGGCTAGGTCATCGCCAAGGAGGGAAGATACCCCATGAAGGGAAAAATATCTAACTAACGACCCCAACTGATACGGTTATGTAGGATAATGAATTAACCCGTTGCTAGCACTCGTACCTTACTTTACAACCATACGTCTAACAAACTATTTTTTCTTTTTGCGCTCTTTGGCGCTTACTTCAGAAACTAAATTACCTTTTGAATCTCTTTTAAAGCTACGGTTCTTAGCCGCAGATTGTAGTACTACTCCATCCTTATTACTACCACCCTTATCTAATGCTTTGATATGGGCAACATCTTTGCCTTTACGCTTAGGGGATTCTTTTAATACTGTCCCTGTATCACGTTTATCTATTGCACGTCGAGCACGTTGGCGCTCAGCACGTCTTGGTTCTTCATCACGAGCCTGTTGCATATCATACTCATGCTTGTAGGGTCTAGGGGTTTTGGTGTATGGCATATCAATGGTTCTTTCCGTTATGTTCGCAGTCGGTTATAGAACACCAAGAACGGCACGAGAAGTTAGGCTTTTTATTCCAAACATTGTTTTGAATAGCCGCTTCTAAGCGTTGAGTATCTTCTAACCACTTAGTCCAATATACCCCTTCATTATCCACCTCAAAGTTCTCTTTGACAAGGTCATTGGCAACTACAAATAATAACCCACCTTTGACCTTTTTGACCTCGGGGAAGTGTTTAAATAGGGCACAAGAAAGAAGCTCTAATTGCTTAGTATCCGCATACTTAGCAGATTTTCCTGTTTTATAATCAATAACATACGCTCTGTCGCCGTTGATAATAATCAAGTCTGCGACCCCTCTCCACCATACATCCTTATCAAAAAACCCACATGGTTCTAGGTTGCTGGTAAGTCCCATCCTATATTCGCAAAGCTTTTCGCCTTTAATAAGATTTAGCTTATCCAAGTGTTCTTTAATAAAGATGTACTTTTCGGGGATTGGAGTGCCTTTTCCAAGATAATCT